TGCCCGCCGGGTTTCTTCGATGAGTACTGCCCGGAGCGTGATGAGCGACTGGAAGAAGACTGCGAGGATCTCTGATGCCGAAGAAACAGCGGGTGGATCTCGCCTTCACTTTCGATCTAGAGCCCAAAGCCGCAATGAAATACTTCCGCTCCAAGGGCTACACCCTTTCCTGGGATTGGCATGAGACCCTGGGCGAAGCCCACGCGGCGGCGTTCACCGTCGCACACGTAGCCCGCATGGACATCCTCCAGGATATCCGGGGCGCCGTGGATGAAGCGATCAAGGGCGGGCAGACGTTCGAGGAGTTCAAGCAGGGTCTTGAGCCCACGCTTAAAAAGAAGGGATGGTGGGGACGCAACAAGAGGATAAACCCGGAGACCGGCGAGGAAGAATCAATCCTCGAGGGATCTCCGCATCGCCTGCGCACGATCTATCAGACGAACATGAAGTCAGCCTATAACGCCGGCCGCGAAGAGTTCTTCCAGAAAAACAAGAAGAACCGCCCATACGCGCAGTTCGTTACCGTCGTCGACAACAAACGCCGAGAATCCCATGCGCGTCTCCACGGTAAAGTGTTTCACCTCGACGATCCTTTCTGGGACCGCTTCACTCCGCCGCTTGATTTTAACTGCCGCTGCAGGAAGAGGGCTCTTTCCAAACGGCAGATCAAGCGCAAGGGCCTCAAGATCCTGAGCTCGAAGGGGAAGATGGTGAGGGAAGACCGGCTCGTAAGCAAGAAGACTGGAGAGGCAAGGCCTGTCTGGGGCTACAAGCTCCCGGGCGGCGGGAAGATGTTTCCGCAGGTCGGCTTCGATCACAATCAGTGGAAGGCCGCCTTCCAGCCCGATCTCGACAAGTACGATTACGATATCGCCCGCAAGTACGTCGAGGGTACGGTCACGGGCCCGGGGTTCAAGAGATTCGTCGCAGGGGAGACCGGGGGGAAGATGCCCGTCGGGGTGCTGCCGCCAGAAATAAAGAACAAGATGGGCGCCAAATCGCAGAGCATCCTCCTTTCAGAAGAAACCAGGAATACGCACCGCAGAATCACTCTGAAGCAGTATCAGAACGTCCAGAAGATTGTCGAATCTGTTGATCCGGTTTATCTTCCGCGCAATCGTGCGGCTTATGTTTTTGAGGAAGACGGGAAGCTGCGCCGCATGATCGTAAAGACCACCCGCGACAAGAAAGAGACGTATTTCCTGAGCCTGCACAACACCAGAAAATCAACAGTGGAAAAAATGAAAAAGAAGGAAATAAAAAGATGAGACGTCGCCTGGTCGCCTCAGGGATATGCGAGGAGGGCTGCATCTCCTCCTACGGAACTTTTGGGACCCAGGGTTTCCCTCAGCATTCGCAAGCAGATTTTGCCGCATATCCTTAATGATGAATTTACACGACAGGAGAGTGGAGTCAAACGTTCAGAATAGCAGTCAGCACTAAAGAAATAGACGGCCTGGCGGCCCGCCTGGCGAGAAGATCCTCGGACATGGGTGACGCCATGACCGAGATTGCGGGAATCATGCTTGACGCCGTTGAGGAGAACTTCGAGAAGGAAGGGCGGCCGGAGACCTGGACGCCGCTTGCGGACGTCACCGTCGAGGACCGCAGGGAGAAAGGCTTCGGGCCCGAGCACCCGATACTCCAGAGGACCGGGACCCTGGCCGCGTCCGTCCAGGCGGAAAGCAACCGGGAGGAAGCCACGGTGTCGACGAACCTTCGCTATGCGGCGATCCAGCATTTCGGGGGAGAGGCGGGCAAGGGGAAGAAGGTGAAGATCCCGCCCCGGCCTTTCCTCGTGCTCGCGCCCGAGGACGAGGACGAGATAGCGGGCGTGCTGAGAAAGCTTCTCGACAAGGATTTGAGCGCCCGCTCCTAAAGCTTGTTGTAAATCCACCTTACGCGGCCGAGGATTATCTCCTCCTGGCGGAACATCTCTTGGGAAACAACCAGATCCGGGACTGTCGGGTTGTCGGCCACCGCCAGGTAGCCGTTCACATCAAAGCGGATCCTTTTGATTATGGGACCGCTCCCGGGAAACCGGACTACGAACAAGCTGTTCTCGAGGGGCTTTCGGTCCTCAAAGTCGATCCCGACCAGGGATCCGTTCAGGATGGTCGGCTGCATGGAGTTGCCGCGATAGCGGACTGCGTGGATCAGGGTCCTGCCTCCGACGTCGACGAGGTCTCGCTGCACGTTAATTGTTTCGACGACGTCCGGGGCGCCCTCCCATGGATAGCTGCTTATGGCGGAGCAGGCCAGGACCTGGATTGTGACGATTCTCTCGTCATCATCGCTTACCATTCTCCCCCTCCCGGCTATCAACCAGCCCGGGCTTATCTCTGTCTTATCCACTAAGGATTTGAGAGTATCCGCAGAAGGCTTTGTTTTCCCAGTCTCGATGCTGGCTAGGCTGTTCAGTGAGATTCCAATTTCATCAGATAGCTGAGCGAGGGTCAGTTTCTTGTATTTTCTGAAATTTCTTATCCGATTTCCTATCATAAACTCTCCCGTAATCAGAAAAACTCTTGCATATACATATATACATGGCATCCTTTTCTTGGAAATGGAGAAGAAAATTCAAGAAATCTGGAATAGGGTATTCAGTCTGGTTACTTTCCGGCGGGTTTTTCTCGTATGGCTTTGGATGCTCTCGATGGTTGCAACCGCCCAGTGCGCGATCGATGAAACTGAACGGCGCTTCTGGCGAGATTCCGGCTCACAGACTTTCTCCATTTTCCCAACACACTCTACAGGGGATTATCCCACCGATGGGGACCCTTTTGCAAGCACTTTTAACGGGGGGTTCGCGGATCGTTGAAAAGCCCTCTCTTGACAATCGAGGGGGGGGTAGAATCAGGGCTTAGGAATGGAGAAACTGCTAAGCATATCGCAACTGGCTGAATTACTGGAGATGGGTTACGCCGCTTGCAACAAGCGCTATCAGCGCGGCGGCTTCCAGACCGCAGTCCTGCTCACGCGAGAGCAGGTGGAGAACATGGGGTTCGAATGGGGAGGGGCTACTGGTGGGATCAGAGGCAACTCGAGCCGCCCGTACATCAGCATTTCCGATCCGGCGATTCCGGATCACGTAAGAAGAAGACATCTTAGCGAGCGTTCCGGCTCGCCGTCATCGCCCGGGGACCAACGGGAGGGTTCATCCAAACTTCTCCATTCCTGTTCCCCCCGCCCCGGCAGTGACGTTTCCGAATTCTCCCGGGCGGCCGCCCAACACACTCTGTGTATTCCTCCGGATACAACGACCAAGCGGCTGTCCGGGACAGCAATCAAGCTCCCAGGTGGAGCCTCCTTAAAAACCCGGGGAGGGGACGAGGGACCCTTCCCCGGAGACTCTCACGATCTCGATATGTACAGGGCGCTGCCCGACTGGGCGCGCCGCCAGGTGGACAAGTACCTGCCGATGGTGCTGCGCACCGAGGGCATGGGGCAGGACGAGATCCTGCGGGAGGTATTGAAATGGAACGCCGAGCATCCGGAGCTCGCGATGAGCTCCCGGAGCCTTCGTCTCGCGAAGCGGCGGTACAGGAAGCGGGGAGTCGCGGGTCTTGCGTCCCGGAGGGGCGGCCGCTCGGGCGACACGATAGTGCGGGCGGAGTGGCTCGCGTATTTCAAGTCGCTGTATCTCAAGGAGGGAGGACCCTCGGCGGAGTCGTGCTGGCTCATCACTCGGGGGAAGTTCCCCCACGCGGATCCCTGGCCGGCATGTTCGACGTTCGTTTACCAGCTTCGGCGCCAGGTGCCCGCGGACGCCATCTTCATGGCTCGCCACGGGGAAGGCGCCTGGAACCGTAAGTACGGCCGTTACATCGAGAGGGACTATTCGAACATCCTGTGCGGCGAGGTGTGGGTGAGTGATCACGCGCAGATAGACGTCGCGGTGGCCGAGGAGGACGGCAAGCCCTTCTTCCCGTGGATCACGGCGTGGCGCTGCATGAAATCCGGAAAATGGCTCGGGTGGCTGCTTCACAGGGAAGCGCCGAATTCGGACCACGTCTTCCAGAGTTTTTATTACGCGTGCCGGGACTTCGGGATCCCGAAGCACATATATATAGATAACGGCAAGGATTACCGGGTCCGCGACTTCGCGGGCGGCCGGACGAAAAGAGGGAAGCTCAAGATGGACGAGACGCGCGCGAGGTCTATATGCGCGATCCTCGGCATCGAGGTCCACTTCGCCCTTCCATACAACGCCCAGGCAAAGAACATCGAGAGGGACTTCAACAGCGTGAAGGAATCATTCTCAAAGCACATGCCCGGCTATCGCGGCGGTCACTCGAAGGAGCGCCCGGAAGCTCTGGCCATGGAGATCAAGCGGGGGCGGATACTCGGCTCCGGGGATTTCGCGGGGACCCTCGGAGCTCACATCGCCTACAACATTAACCGCGCCCCGGGAACCGGGAAGAACCTCCGCGGGCTCTGCCCCGACGAGCTCTACGAGCGTGAGGAAGCTAACAGGTTCGTCGCGCCCGAAGCGCTTAGCCTTCTCTGCATGAGAGTGTCGAGGGCGAGGAAGATCGGACGAAACGGCGTCAGGGACTCGAGATCCCGTATTAACTACTTCGCGGAGTGGATGTTCGGTCAGCAGGAGAGAAAAGTCTATCTTCGCCGTGATCCTTCGGACATGGAGACCGCGTGGGTGTTCGACGCCGAAACGGATGAGTACCTGGGACGCGGGGAAAGAGTCGAAGGAGTCCCGGCGATCGCAGTCGGCGACGAGGAGCGCGAGCTGCTCTCAACCGCAATGGCGGCCAAGAGAACCGCGAGGAAGATTGCCAGGGCCTACGCGAGCGACGTGACGGAGATCCCGCCGCTTGAGAAGGTGGCCAACATGGCCGCAGGCAATGCGCGGGCGTCCGGCTACAGTCCGGCCGAAAACAAAAAGAAGAAAGATTATAAGGAATACCCCTTAAGCAGCGCCGTTATCAGTAAGGAGCGACGCCTCGCGCAGGATGGCGCCGCGGATTACTCGGCCGTCGCTCCGCCGCGGCGCGAAAAGCCGGTTCGGATTTACATGTCCCAGGCAGATCGCGAGAGGGAGGAAGCCGAACAGAAACTCTTAGAGGAGGAGCTAAGACATGCAGGTACGTGAAGAAATAATGAAACTCATCGAGGGCGAAGAGCTCTCGATGACGGCCATCGCCAGGGCGTGCGGAATAAGCGCCGCGGCGGTGAGCACTTTTTTGAGCGGCACTTACCAGGGCCGCAAGGACAAGGTTGAGAAGGCGCTTGATGCGTTTATCCGCCGGCACCGGGAGAAGAAGCTAAGCCGGGTGGATCTCGAGTACGTGGACACGAGCGTTGCGCAGAAGGTCCACGAGATAGCGGACATGGTGCACACCGATTGTGAGATCGGGGTTATCGTGGGCGATGCCGGGGTCGGAAAGACCTTTGCGCTTCGCCACTACGCTGAGCAGAATCCGGACGTGATTCTCATCGAGGTTGACTTCGGGTACAGCGCCCTTTGGCTTTTCAAAGAACTGTGCCGGGAGGTGGGGATCGAGCATCGGGGACAGCTGAGCGAAATGGCTGCGGGAATCATAAAGAGGCTGCGGGACTCTGGGCGACTGCTGATTGTCGACGAGGCCGAGTATCTCCCGCACAAGGCGCTTGAGCTCCTGCGGCGGGTGCACGACAAGGCGGGGATTGGAATCCTGCTCGTGGGAATGCCTCGGCTGATTCATAACCTGAGGGGATCCCGCGGCCAGTACGCGCAGCTCTACAGCCGGGTCGGCGTGTTCGCCCGCCTGGAGAAGCTCTCGCCGGTCGACACCAAGGCGATAGTTGACTCGGCCGTCCCTTCGGCAAACGGGGTGTACAAGGATTTTCACCGCTCGAGCAAGGGCAACACACGTACGCTCTCGAAACTGGTACGCCGCTGTGTGCGCGTTGCCAGGATAAACGAAGCGGAGATTGACGGACGCCTGGTCGACGAGACGGCGAAAACACTGCTTTTTTAAGGAGAAGAAATGGATTACTTAAGTTCAATTATATGGTATCTGAAGCGGGTCTACTGGCTCGACCGGGATATCGAGGCATACGGGGCGAAGCCTTACGGCTTGCCTGGAGACTGCCTCATACCTTTCTGAGGGAAATCATGGAACAGATAAAAAGCTCCCAGGTAAAAAGGATTCACGTCCTGATAAACAAGATCGGGGTGTCGGACGAGGATTACCGCGCCCGGCTCCGGGAGAGTTTCGGGGTGAGCACCTGCAAGGCGCTCTCAAGCGCCCAGGCCGGGAAGCTGATCCGGGACATGGAAACCCTTGCGAAGGGAATGGGGGTCGACGTCGGACGCCGTAAGGGCAGGAGGCGCGAGTGGAAACGCCGTCCGGGGATGGCGACGCCCAGGCAGCTTCGGAAGATTGAGGCAATGTGGATGGGCGTGTCGAACCAGCGTACCCCCGCCGATAAGCGAGCCGCCCTGGGGAAGTTCCTCGAGAGGCGCTTCGGCGTGTCGGATCTCGCGTTCATAACGCACGAGATGCCGCCCAAGATCATACGCGCGCTCGAGGCCATGGGGATGCAGAAACAGGAGGAAGACGCGAGGTGAAGGAAAGCTCAGTGAAAAAACAATGGAGGAAGCTTGACGAGGCGCTCTCAGAAGAAATCAAGCGCTGTGAAGGGCTCATTCAAAAATACGCCGACGTGGGCGCCGGGCACACCGCGGCTTTCGCCGATATCAAAAGCGGCGTCGCCCGCGCGGAGGAAGCCCTTAAGGAGAAGGATCTGCCGAAGATGATACGATCCTATATGGAGCTGCAGAACTTATCATGAGCAAAGGTAACGGAAACGGGCCCGGAGAGTACATCTACGTCGTACGAGTCGAGATGGTCCAGGCGGACGGGGAAGACGCCGCCGTGTGCGAGGGAGAGCTCAAGGTGCCCGACACCGAAGACATCATCGACCTCGATGACCTGCTTGAGGCCGTGAAGGTTCACGACCTGTGGTCGGACGACTGGGACAAAGACGAAATCGAAAACACGCATTAAAGGAGGTCCGCATGGACAGCGAAGTAATCATTAAGGTCGGCAGGGAAGAGAAGCCTATCCGGGATCTCAACCTGGCGAAGCAGATCAAGGAAGCTCACGAGCTCGACACCGAGGCGAAAAAGATCGCCGCGAAAACCAAAGAGCTTAAGGAGAAGATACTGGAGAAGGCCCGGAAACACATCCCGAGAGACACGGACACCATCACCTTTATAAAGGAAGGGACGGAGTGCAAGGTCGGGTTTCCGAAAACCGCGTTTATCGCGGCGGGGGACGTCGAGGCGCTGAAAGACTACCTCAAGGACACCTTCCCGGTGCTCGTTCAGCACACGGACACTTACAAGCCTACGAAGAAGCTCCTTGAGTTCGCCGAGGGTAAGGCGGAGGTGCTGAGGCTGATCTCCACGAAAGACGCGTCTCCTCGGGTGGGCTTCAAGATCGTGAAGGACAAGGACTGATTTTTAACCGGGAGTTGGAACGTGAAGCTTGACTGGATGAAAGAAGTGGATTGGCAAGAAGGACTGACAGAGGATCTGCGCATGGTTCTCGACGTGATTGGCGAGGACGCGGTGCTGGCGCTGCTCGACAGGCTGCCCAGTCAGCGGGTGGCGATATCCACGGCCGTGATTCGGACAGCGCAGAGAGAATACATCGCCAAGTACGCGACGAGCAAATCAGCGAGGAAGATCGCGTACGAGATTGGCTCCTCTGAAAGGTTCGTCCAGCGCGTGATCCAGGAAGAGGATTGAAATCGGTGTGCGGTGTGGAGCAGCGGCAGCTCGCGGGGCTCATATCCCCGAGGTCGAGGGTTCGAGTCCCTCCACCGCTCCCAGAAACGAGAGAGAAAAGGAAAATGCCAAGCTCTGAATATTCTGCAAAAAGAAAAGCAAATTTCCTATGTGTGTATTGTCCGCAAAGCACTTCACACGGGCAAAGGCGTTGTCCAGACTGCAAACGGATAGAACGTCTGAGATATCGCATGTTGAAAAGCGGGGTAGATCGTATGACCGGCTACAGCCTGAACCAGGCTTGCAAAAACTGTGGCGGGGCTTTCAGGTTGCGTCCCGGGAAATGGGATAACCCGCTATTCTGCTCAGAAGCCTGTGAGCTAACCCACCCAGAGGTTGCAGTCGTATGAAAAAATACGGAAACATGATCCCTTGCTTTCGCTGTGCTGAGACGAAGCCGCGCGGAGAATTTCATGGCTCTCGACTGCTTGAGCTCTGCCCTATCTGCAAGAAGTGCTCGAACGCCGCCAGCAGGAAATGGCGAAAGGAGAATCCCGAACGAGTCAGGCGGCTCAACAAAAAGCATCAGCGGGCGCGCAGGTGCGCGGGGGCCAGCTACAAGCAATTCCCTGTACATATCCGCTGCCGTAAATGCGGCGAGACAAAAGAGAGACAGAGTTTTCACCTGTCGATGCTGGCGCGTTCCGATTACGCCTGCAAGAGCTGTCACGCTGTGGCGACGACGGAAAACAAAAGAATAAGGAGGGGACTCCCGCCGAAGAAGGAAGAATCCCGGCCGCAGCTCCCCGACTGGAGCAAATATTAAAGGAACTGGAGGAAGAAAAATCATGATGCTGACACTGACATTGGGAATGCTGTTTTCCGGGCTGTATCTATGGTACGACGGAATAAGGAGGGAGAGTTAAGTTGAAATACGAGACTAGGCTTGGCGCGGATGGAAAGGAAAGGCGATTGATACTTTTGCAGGAGAAGGACTACAGGAGACTCAAGAATGAGTTTGTGGATCGCGAGGCGGTAATTACGATCTGGCTTCCCGCCGCGGAGTTCCGGAGCGGGGATATCATCGTGAATCAGAGAACGCGGGAGGAATGCATGGGGCTTTGCGGACGCTTCGAGCTGCTTGAGGAGATCGATTCGAAATTTCTCACGAGAAACGGCGTGCGCAACTATTACCAGAAGTGGACGGCCAGGAAGTACAGGAACATGCTAAGGAGGAAGCCTCTTGGCGGTTAGAGAAATACTAAAAATCAGGGTGGGGCAGGACTGCATTGACAGGGGGATTCCTAGGATGACAGGCCTCTGCCCGATATGGTGGGCGCTTTGGCCGATGCTCCAGGAGGGCCGGAGGATTGAAGTGGAACGCAACTATGTAATTTTTTATGTCCCCGTCAAGGGGGAGCCAATTACCAACAAGACCGGCTTCCTCCCGCGCAAGCTTTCGGATAAGCTCGTCGGCGAAATGAAGGAAGCGTTCTTCGCAGGCGCGGCAACGGCGTATCTTCTGATCTTGAATGCTCCCGATCTCGGCGACAAGAGAGCCCTTGAACTTGTGGAGAGCCTGCATGAGGAAGTTGACGATTTTGGCCAGCGCCTCGATGAGCGGTACATAGGGCCGGAGCTTGGGGGAGAGCGCATTGATGAGCAAGATTGAGTGGACAGATCGAACCTGGAATCCCGTGACGGGCTGCACGAAGGTGAGCCCGGGGTGCAAGCACTGCTACGCCGAGCGGATGAGCGAGCGGCTCAGGAAGATGGGCGTTAAGAAATACAAAGACGCCTTCACTCCGACGCTTCATCATCATCTGTTGGAAGAACCGAAGCGCTGGCAGAAACCGGCCTATATCTTCGTATGCTCGATGAGCGACCTGTTTCAGGAATCCGTGCCCGACAGCTTCATTAAGGATGTTATTTGCACAACCTTTCAAGCTCGCCAGCACATTTACCAAGTGCTGACTAAAAGACCCGAGAGAATGCTAACCTTCTTCCGAGAAATCGCTCGGATGCAGAAGCATAAAAACAACATCGAATTATGGGGTATACATCCTCACTGGACTTGCCCACCGCTGTCAAACGTCTGGCTCGGCGTAAGCGTCGAGGACCAGGAGAGGCTTTGCCGCGCGGACTGGCTGGTGCAGATCCCGGCGCCTGTAAGGTTCCTCTCTGTCGAACCCATGCTCGGGCCTGTGCGGGATATTCCCGAGGGAATCAACTGGGTGATCTGCGGCGGTGAATCCGGACCCGGGGCGCGGCCGATGGATCCGGAGTGGGTAAGGGATCTCCGCGACGAGTGCGTGGAGAAGAAGATTCCCTTTTTTCTGAAGCAGTGGGGCGGGGCCAACAAGAAGGCGGCAGGACGGGAGCTCGACGGCCGCACCTGGGACGAGATGCCGGAGGTGCAAAATGGCTGACAGGATCCGCTACGCAATCCTCGGGCGCTCGCTCGACGGGTATCGTGGGCGCATCGGCCGAAAGACCGGAGCCGCCCTGGATGGCGAGAGAATAATTTCGAGTGAGATCAATGGAATCTCTTTCTCGGAGAGCTGGGGAAGAAGACCTATCACCCCTTTTCTTCTCACTCCGAAGCTGAGGAGCTTGCCTCCAGGCTGGAGAAACAATCATCGCTCTAGTCGTTCTCCCTGGCGCCGGTCGGGGTCAGGGACGGGAACATGAAAACTGAAACCAGACCCTTATTGGGACTAATTGAAAAAAGCAAATGGTGGGAACAACCAGTCAACGACAATATGGCATGGAATGACACAATGGAGAAGTGGGAAGAAACAATCCGGGAGATAGGATTCCTGGGGGACATGTGGGATTATGAAGATAGAGCAGACTTCCATAGAGATCTATAGAGATACCAGAATAGAGAAAAGAACGCTGCCCAAGACGGTCTTTGGTCACCACTACGGCCCGGAAGGAAGAATCACCCACAACGCCTACAGGTACCAGCTCTACAGATTCGCAGAATGTCCGCTTCCGCTGCTTGACGCCAGCGAGAAATCTGAGCGGAGGCTATGCTTCGTAATGCTGAATCCTTCGACGGCCGACGCGTCTACGGACGACCCCACTATAAGAAAATGTCGGCGCTTCGCGGCGGACTGGGGTTATCAAATCCTCTGCGTAGTTAACCTCTTCGCCTGGAGAACCGCTAGCCCTAAAAAGCTGGTCAAGGTGTTCGAAATGGGAATTGATGTTACGGGGTTGGGCAACGACTTGTTTCTGTCTCGGGCGGTGGAAGACTCAGACATAACGATAGCTGCGTGGGGAGCCCTTCCGCGGCAGCTTGAATGGAGAGCGGCAGAAGTCAGGGAGTTTCTCCGGAAGGAATATCCGAGCAAGGTGCGCGCCCTGGGGCTGACGAAAGCCGGACACCCCCGCCACCCGCTCTACGTGAAAAAAGACACCAAGCCTATTCAATTTCTTGTGAGGAGAAAATAAAGGGAATTATATACATAACTACCCACGAGGAGAGAGAAATGGGAAAAAGGATTTTAGGAGTTAAAAAAAGTCAGCGGCGCGGAACGAGGATTCAAACAGGTCAAAAAGGCGTAAGGACCCCAAAAGAAATCCGCGATTATCACCAAGCTCGGCGAAAAGAAGAGGGGTTGCCTCAAGATTTTCGAGATATCGAAATTAAAAGGACGGAAGGTAGAAAAATTATCAAGGCGCAAATCCCTGCGGGGAATGAAGCGAAGCTGAAAAAACTGTTAGAACTGCTTGGGTAGTTATGTATATAATTCCCAAAATAAAATCATGAAAAAAACCAATCGACAGAAAGAGATCTTCCGCAAGATAGCCGCCGAGCGCGCCCGCCAGGAAGAGAAACACGGGGAAAATTCGCTCATTAAACATGATTCCCTCGGGTTTATCAACTATGCGATCCTCGGGGAAGAAGTCGGCGAAGTTGGACGGGCATTGCTGGATTGCCATCTGGAGCGGAAATTCCCCGCACAGCGGAAATTCCCGGAAACCGCAAAAGACCACCTGGAGGAGGAAATCGTCCAGGTCGCGGCCGTATGCGTAGCGTGGCTCGAGGCGCTTGAGGGGGATGAAAAATGAGGCTTTTTAAGCTACGTTTAACCGGGCCTGAAAAGCCCCTTGAAAGCCCGTTAAGGATTCTGGCTCAAAATTCCCTGAAATTAAGTAACCTACTTAGAGGGCGGTTTTTGAGAATGTCCACCGTTCGGAAGAAAGAGTAACGCAACTCCCTGGGATTATTGAATGTCCACCGTTCGGAAATGTCCACCGTTTTTGTCCACCGTTCCTATCTGCGTCCCAAAACTGCGATTTATTAGCGGTGGAGCTTATTACCTGAAATCATTGCATTTTTCAGGGTTTTTTGGCTGTTTTTCGGGGTTTTTTTCTGCGACGACCGCTAGAAAATCGCTCAAATCGCTCATTTTTCGCAATTCCCTTTTTCCCCTCGGTCAGTTTTATTTTCGGCTTTTTCTTTAATGCTCGCAAAGACTTGCGGAACATTGGACTTTGGCAAAGTCATCTTGCGAATTTGGCAAAATTGGCTCTCAAACTATACTTGTCTTAAGGGCCGATATCCACTCAAGCCCACAGGGTGAGAGCTCTTCTCTTATCCTCGCCGTGGTTATCATCCCCCTGTCCCCCACAAGAGCCACTCTCTTTATGGAGAAAC